TTTGTGGAAATGGTCGAAGACCAGGTCCGTCCTGAGGGTTTGTATGGTACTGCAATTAAGTTTGCCGCCATTACATCTCTTCAAGCTATCGCTCGACTCACTATATCTTTGGAAGCCAGAGATGGAGATGAGGGATTAGCTGCACTTTTAGTTGCATTAAGACGCTTTGTGGCAACACCACTTCAAGCGTTGAAGAGGTCATCACAGTCAGAATTAACCACGCGGCTGATTGCTGCTGGTCTGTCTAAAGGTGATACCCATAGGTACAAGAGTACCCTTGAGAAGTTATGTAAGTTCGGTCCCGTACTTTATCGGGCCCATGTTACGGAGCAAGATTTGTTGGAGCTCCGAGTGGTAATTGATATGATTGCCCCAGTCATTGAGCAAGTCGCTCTTAAGACTGTTGTACGACCTTTGCCATACGAGCTAGGCTCTATCGTTTATGATATCCTTAGTTTGTTATTTCCTAAAGTTACGAAACTTATTATGGAAAAGGTGCCTTCTGTTAGTTTGAAGTCACTGCAACTCACTAAAGCAGTGAGTGCGGAGGGAGAATTACGTTCGAATACGCTGAGGAAGATTTACGATCTCGATTGGATATTAGCAGTGCTAGACCTTTATGAGATCCAACAGTTTGATACCATTGAATTGTATGTTGGAAGCTTCATCCTGAATGGATATAGAGCTTTCAGTAAGTCTACTCAACCGATACAGCTATCTGATTATGGAGACCGCCCTTGTGGTGCGTGTCTAACAGAGAAAGAGTTTCGGCAGTTAGTAGAAAGTGATGAAAATGTGAAGCCTGAGGGGGCTTCAGGACCTTGTACAGTTCAACTCTCTGAAGATGAGAGTAAAATACCCCTCGAAGTGAATGTTACTAAAAACGACTATAGATTACTTCTGCCTGTTAGGACCGTTGTGGACCCCAGACAGGTAGTGGCTGATTACTTAGCTAGGAGGATAGACCTTCCCTCCATGATGTTAAGAATGGGTGCAGCTAGGCGTAAAAACCTACTCATCCTGCGTCGTGTGGACTATGTCAACAAGCAATTCTTACAGGGAATTTACACCCTTGCTTACGACGAAGTTCATTCAACTTTGTTGATATTTAGAACAGTCAAGAAGACCTACAAAGTGAACCTAAGCTATTGGTTCGATCTTCTGAAATTTGCCGCTAGAGAAAATAGTGTAGTATTTTGCGGCCGGAATGAAAACGTAACGTTAGTAACTCCGTTATTCTCAGACAAGTTTTGTCCTGTGGAAGAAGCCCTAGATACGGTGCTCAGTGTAAACGAGCTATGTATTGATATTATGGGCCGTTCTGCAAGACGTAAAAACGAGTCACAATTTCTAGTTGGTAAGGCAACTCGTGGAGAAGACTCTAAACCGCTTCCTAATATGATGGAAGATGAGCGGCGCCGTTTGGCAAAGCTCTATGGTACAGAGTGGACTTCATAAGTTCAATTAGATAGTCCTATACGTTCTGACCTTTGGTCAGTGAAGACAGCGAATTTTGCGCGCGTTTGTCTAGTATAGGGTGAACCCTACAACTCGCTTGGCGATACTTACGATTCATTTTATGTAAGTGACCAGCTCTACGTTGTAGGGATGGTTACCGAAAATTTTGGGATCGAAAAAGACGCCTAGTTTTAAAGTTGTAGTGGTTGCTCCCCCTTTATCGTGTATTCGATATTGC